CCCATGAAAATAGCCACGTACGGCTTGATATGGTTCGGCACATACTCGGGCACAGACTCGGGTACGAAGCCCTGGAACACAGAAGTATTCTCTATACCAGACAATGCGTGCTCGATAGCCTCTGCAAGCTCAATCGTGACAGTCACAGCTCTACCCCCTCAATAATCGTGGCGACCATATCATCCATAGTAGCTTCAATAGCCGGTCGCAGGTGTGAGCGCGGAGCCATCTTTGATGTACCAAACTCAACATACGCTGCATATGGTGCAGCAGAGATAACATCAGCCGCGTTCTTGCCAGCTTTCTTAGTGGTTATTTTTGAGCGTAGAAAACCAGTACGCACGGGGGCACGACGCTTAGCCTCGTCACGCAGTATCTTACCTGCCGCGAGAACATGCGGGGAGAAATCATGCTTAGCTGCCACCTGGAAGGTAACAGCCAGCCTTTTCAAATCTTCCCAGTCTTGGTGCATCATTTCGCGCCTGCTTTCTGGTTCTGCATCTCACCGCAGATAAGGTCTATAGACCCGAGCAGGGAGCCTGACATTACCTGTTTCACAGTGAAACGCTTACCATGCATACCCGGAATATTCGACGCAGTCACAACCAACACATGATTACGTAGACCAGCGTGAAGCTCCCACATCCGCAACGGCATCTGAACAAGGTAGTCACGTGTAGCCGCATCCTGAACCGAGCCAGTCACATTATCCGCATACCTATTCAGCTCCTGGATACGACAAGTCACATCCGTAAAGACACGCTTCTCAACCACACCAGCAAGCGGTGCTTTAGGGTTCACAGCAGCGGGCGCGAGTACATCAACCATAGCCGTCATGCCCTGCTCAACAACAGGCGCAAGACGTAGCGACCAGTCACGCGGCACGACACGCTGCCTAGAAGTATAGCGAGCCATAACGGCACTCTCCCATCGGCTCAAACCAGGCACCCAGCATAGGGTCACCCTCATCGTGGATACGGGCAGCCTCGGCATCTAGTGCGTCAGCCTGCGCCCGCAACTCAGCCGCAACGGCGACACCGTCCACAGACAAGTCCTGTGTCGTAATCTTCTTAGACAGAAGATTTTCATCTGTCGCCATGCGCCGCAACAAGCGTGCAGCGACACGACGCACAACAACCGCCGCAACACCAACAGGCTCCAGAGACGCAAGAAGCTCTATATCCCTGTCAGAAAAGATAGTCTCATGATCGTGAACCTGTTTATCATCGCTCGGTAAATCGTTTACCAGTAGGCGGATCGTGTAAATATCTTCTGCTGTCAGAGACATAGAGCCTCACCCTCTCAGTATAGCTTACTTGGTGCCGTCAGATGCGTATGCTGCGTGCGCGAACACAGCAGCCGCACCGGTGACGTGGCGTCCACGGTAAGCAATAGTGTCGTCAGAGAACCCGCCTTCACGCGCATCAATGGTGCTACCGGTCACGGAGATACCGGTGTTGTTGCTAATGCGCAGGTCAGGGGTTTCATGGCCGACCAGGGTTGCACGCTGGATAGCCGGGTTAGCAGAACCAGCAGCAGGCAGAAGGAACCAAGTAGTGTTCTTCGTGGTGACCTTCGGGTTCAGCTGTGCGAGCTGAGGCACAACCGCAATATCAATATTCGATGAAAGGAAGTTAGCGGAAACAGTCTCAGAGTTACCGGACTTGGTGCGAATCTCCTTAGCCCCCAGAATCTCGCGTGCCTGAACAGCCAGTGCGGACGGAACAACAAGTACCATGCGCTCCACGTCGATAGCGGAACCGTGCACGCCGTCACGACCAGACACGGCAGCATATGCAGCCTTCAAAGACTCAAGCGACAGAGCCTTAGTGTCTGCCACGGATACTCCAGAGAAGAACGCCTGGTTGATACCCTGAGCATCGAACAGGGTAGAGAATACAACCTTGTCTTCGAGCTTGGCAGCACCTGCTGCGAGGCGCTTAGGAATCTGAGTCAACTTGTCCCAGTTCTTATTTACTACATCTTCCCAGGTGAAGGGGAACACGCGACCGTACTTGTCGTTCTTGATCTGCACGGTACCAGGCAGCAAGTCAGCGGCCTTGTACTCTTCTGCTTCGTTGACGTGAACATAGTCGATGTCGCCCGCGAGGGTTGCGAGAGGGGTTGGATTGAAGGACGACAGGCGTGTGGTCTGCGCAACCTTCTGCCACTGGGTTTCGTAGCCACGGTACAGGTCAAGCACCTCATACTCGAATGCGCGTCCAAGCAGGGCGGGGAAGTCGCTAGTAGTCAGCGCTTCCTGCAAGCGTGCCTGCGCAGAGTACCCGCCGCGGATGCCATCGCGGAGGATAGTTGCGGCTTCTGCTACGCGGGCGTTCGCACCAGTGTCACGTAGCTTGTCGTAGTTGAGAAATTCACTCATTAGAATTTTTGTCCTTTGCTTTAGTCGAATGCTACGCCTACGGGTGCAACCTCGATGGTTGCGCCTGCGGATGCGGAGGTCTGTAGTGCTACACCCCAGATTTTGCCTGCGCCAGTGGTGAGTACACCGTCGGTACCGAGCTTGACGATCGCGCCAGCCTGCACGGTTTCCTTTACGGGCAGACGGTACGAGCCGTTACGCCAGATAGTGACTTTCTCGCCTTGTTCTGCGGTAGTCATTGCTACACCTGCGATAGCACCGATACGTACAGGTTTGCCGGATTCGTATTTTTTATCGGCGATGAGGGCGATGTGCTCACCTTTGCCGTAGGATACGTTGATAGCCATGTTTATAGCCCCTTCATGATCGAGAGAATGTCGTCAACGGTTGCAGACTGTGATTCCTGGACGTGAGCACCCATACCGTAGACGGGAGACTGTGCAGACTTTGCAGCCAGTACTTCTTTAAGGGATTCCTGGACGCGAGTCTCGAACTCATCCTTGCTCAAGGATGCAGCGGACTCAACAAGCATCTTGCGAGTCATGGGCGCGTCCACGTTACGGAACGCCTCAGCAACAACAGCCTCAGCATCCTTCTTAGCGCTATCTGCCTGCAGCTCTTCAACCTTGGCCTTCAGCTCGTCACGCTCTGCTTTCAGCTCTTCAACCTGCTTCTTCAACTCAGCTACTTCGGGTGACTCAGCCTTAGGTGCATCCTGCACAGGTGCGGGTGCTGGCTTAGCCACGGGTACGCCATCAGCTTCAACAATATTTGCCATGCCGTCCACCTCTCTACTAGATTCCAGGACGGCAGTGATCTTTCCGCCGCGCCCCGGCTTTGTAACAAAATCTACAGAATCAACCTGCGTAATCTCTTTGATTACGCGGTCTTTTCCAGGCGCCATTATACCAGACGCATTTATAGAAACGCCTATATACGGTGCACGCTCACGGATAAAGTCGCGGTACTCAGGGAAAATCTTCGCACGCCCCACCAGTGCACCAGAATCATCAATCACAGGGCGACCATCAATCACCCCGGCAAGCTCACGAATATCACCCTCAGGACGTGAGTTACGCTCTGCACCTGTCGCATGGTTCATATACATGTGTACAGGCGTATCCCAAATAGGCGACTCCGCAAGCTTCTTTATAGTCTCAGGCGGGTACTCACCAGAGCTACCCTTACCCGGCGTAATGATAGTCACAGCCACAAGGGAGCCAGTCGGCTCACCCTCAGCCTCAATCAAATGCACACTCGACACTACTTCCTCCTAGACAAAATGTCAGACAAATTACGCTGAGTCCAATACATAGAGCCATCATACCAGCGGGCACGCCGCGACAGGTCAGACCACGCGATAGACCCATCAGCTAGACCACGCACAACCTCCATACCCTGAGGTGACGAAGCAACACCAGCTATAGCTTCTACTTGCGAATCAAAATCGAGTGAGTCAAACCACTCTCTACCCGAGTTACGAGCGGTAATGTCAGGATACTGACTTAGAAGTGGTGCCATGACGCATCTGCAATTTGGGTGTGAGTGTAGTTCTCCGCTTAAATGTTTTTCTCCGTGGTGCATGATGCATGATCGGCATGTTCTGCGGTCGAGTTGGGCGACCCATTGCCAGCCTTCTGTTTGGATGTTTTGGGTGAGTGTTTGGGTGGTGCGTCGTGTGGCTTGTTGGGTGGCTAGGTTTATGCCTAGTGATATTGCGGTTGCGATTTGGGCGATTTTGGTTTTGAGCCCGGTTAGTTTGATTTTTTCGGGGGCGGGTGTTGGGGCTGGTGGTGGGAGTGTTTGGGTGGTGTAGTTTTGGAGGTGGTGGTGTGTGGTGGCTGTGGCTAGGGTTGCCGCTTGCTGTGCGGCTTGGTTGGTTTGGTGTTCGATGGTGGCTAGGGTGCCTGCGTAGGCGGCTAGTGCTGCGTTTTGTTGTTTGCGTCGTGTGTGGCGTGGGGTGAGTGTGCCTAGTGCGGTGATTGAGGCTAGGGTGGCGGTGAGGTTTTGGTGGTTTTGGTGCGCGCTGATAATGAGCGGCTGTGTGGCTTGGTTTTCTATTTGGGTTAGGTCTTGTTGTAGGTTTTGTGCGTATTCTTCTGGGGTCATTTGATTTCTCCTGCGTATGCGGCGCGGATTAGTGCGTCGCCTGTGGTTTCTGTGGTGCGGTGGATTTGTCCGTCTGCGTCGCGTAGTTCGTTGATTTTTTCGTCTGGGTCTGTGATTCCGAGTGCGCGCATTGCTAGTAGGGCTGTCTGTTCGAGCGGGAGCACTCCGAGCTGGTCTGCTGTTGTGATCGCGTCGAGCTGCGCTTGTGTGGGTTCTGGGGTGATGTCGTCCCAGTGGAAGGTGATTGTGCGCGGTGCGTCAGGGTGAATATTTCCTATTGCAATCTGGGTGTCGATGATGTGGTTGAGGATCGCCCGGTATGTTTCTTCCCAGGTGCGGCGGCGTGCTTCGATTTCGAGTTGTAGGGGGCGGTCGAGTGTTTCGGCTACTGCCCGTGCGCCTGTCTGCCCAGGGTCGGCGAGTAGCATGGTTACGGGTACGCCTAGTGCGGCGGCGATCATGGCAGCTAGGGGCTTACCTGATTCTGCGTCAATGGTTGCGCCTGTGTTTGGCATGGTTGTGATTTCTGCGTCTACTAGTCCGATTGCGCCGGGCTGTGTGGCTGCGGCGGCTTGCTGTATTGCGCGGCGTGCGTCTTGTACGGCGCGGGAGGTTTTGCCTGTGATGCGGTGGCTTATTTTACTGATGGCGCGCATGAGTCGCGCCCAGTCTTGCAGATAGTTCTTATAGGCACTTATCCAGGGTGATGCAGCGAATAGGTCTGGTGTGCCCAATAGGGACATGGGTATGCGGTTTACGGCGTGGTGGTAGATTGGTGTGTTCCAGTCCACGGGTACACCATCCAGCTCTGCATATTTATTCATTGGGTGGAAATCTAGTGCAGGGTGCCAGGTCTTGACTGTGCGCCCGTCTTGGTAGTGGGAGCGCAGGTACATGGCTGGGCGGGCGCTATCTTCCTGCATTGGCAGTATTTTCTCGATATGTTCGATGCCTTCGGTGCGCACTACTGTACGCCCGGTAGCAGGGTCAGTGAACAGCAGAAAGAAAATATTGCCGTCTGCTGCTTCTTGGACTCCAAGTGCCTGGTGTGCGCTATGCCCGGTCAAGGATAGGCGGTTTTCAGGGTCGTCTAGGAAATCCTGGATGATCTCGTTTACGCCTGACTCCTCGTCGCAGGTGATGCCTACACCGGAACCGAAAACATATGATGTGCGGATGCTCACGCCGCGTTTCCCTAGCGGGTCTGCAACAGCGAGTACGCGGCATGTCTCAGCAATATTCTGAATACCAGAAAGGGAGAATTCTGTTTCTGCTGCGGCTGCGATAGACCGCCATTCTGTGTTTTGCGCCCATGCCTGTTCTAGATCGGCGATTGACTCTTGCAGGTCACGTGTTGCTTCTCGTAGCTCGCGGCGCTCACGGCGCGCATCAAAAATACCCATCAGTATGCGTATCCTATCTCATAGTCGGAATCGGTATAGTCTTGCGTATCATCATACCCGCCATATATTGGGTGGTGGTAGATTTGGTTTAGAGCCTGAGTCATAGCGTCCACTGTATCGTCGTGCGCGCCAGCGGGGAATTGCCGCATCTCAGTTATCAATTCCTCTACGTTAGGCAGCAGAGCAGGCGATGGGAACAGCACATTTTTTGCGTGAATGTACGCAGTGACTGCATTAGCTCGCACTACCTTTCCACCCTCAGGGTTCACGGGGATAATGCCAGGCACACGTGACCGCAACGAGTCAATCACTGCTGGGCCATTGGCTTTGTCTTCGACGTATTTGATTGTTGCCTGCGGGTACTTTGCTGCCATAGCTTCTATTGCTTCGCATGTGCGGGTGAAATTCATGCGCTCACGCACCATATCAACCAGGTAAGCGGTATTGCCATCTGCGTACCATGTCTGCCCAACAGCATAGTCAGACCCACTCGTGTCTTTGAAAGTCAAATCCCACGACTGCACCAGGATACCGCCATTTGCCACACCTAGGAATGTACGTGACCCGTCAGGATTTTCTATCCAGATGGGCGACGTGTAGCGCGCCAATTCATCAGATGCTGGGAATATTCCACCTTCGTCAGGCGCAGGCGTGCCCTGATATAGCGCAGCCCATGCCTGAGGGTTAGCGTCGCGCTTGCGTTTCTCCCAGTTCTCGCGCGATCTACCACGGGCGCTAATCATGAACTCACCAGGCGCACGCCCAAGAATGTCTGTCTCACCATGCGCCGGGTTGTGATCTGCCTGGGCTGGAATACGTATGTACTCCCATTCGCCAGGCTGGTTAGCCATTACCTGACCCGCTAAATCGTTCTCATGCCACCTTGTGAGAATCATAATTACAGGTGCGCCAGGTGCGAGGCGGGTAGACGCTGTAGAAGTCCACCAAGACCACGCGCGGCGCTGGTAAGCCTCAGAGCGTGCATCTTCCATACCGCGCACAGGGTCGTCAATAATGAGCACATCAGCCGGTTTACCGGTCATTGATCCGCCTACGCCGGTGCAAAATAATGACCCTGCATGCCCTCGTATATGCCAGTAATGCGCAGCCGATGAATCAGCTGCAAGTTCTATCTGCATTTTGTCGCCGTGCTCGCGTATGTCGTTTCTAATGGTGCGACCCCAGTCGGACGCGATAGCAGCCTGATATGAGGCGATAATCACACGCTTATCAGGGTCTTTTGATAGCACCCATTCAGTGAAACGGCGTGTAGCGCGCTGTGATTTGCCCTCCTGTGGCGGCATTGAAATAATTAGGCGCGCATCAGGGGTATTGTAAGCACGCACTAGGGCAGCATCTATAATATCCAACGCAGGTGTCTGCACATTTTTAGGGTCTAAATCCGCCGCCAGCTCACCAGGGGTAGCCCATGATACGGTGCGTGGGGCTACGGCACGTGCCAACTCTGAGTAGAATATTTTACCCCTCCTGCGATTCTAGGGCGTGCAGCTCAATAGCGAGCGTATTACGCACAGTAGACTCTTGCTCGCTCGACAAGCCAGCGGAAGCCAGCGCACGCGAAATAGCCGCCGAAATAGCAGAAACCTTAGCTGCCTCAATCTGAACAATTTTTCCGGCAATATCGTGCTTCATTGCCATATCAAGGAATTTAGCGGTGCGATCCATCGCCTCGCCGTACAGCTGCACAGCGGCACGTATCTGCACAGCCCCATCAGTGGTGATTCGCTCAATATCTTTCAGCTCATTCACCATCTTGCCTAGAACATCTTTGAAGTGTATTGCCTCGGTAGTGAGGCGCTGTAGCTCTATGAGCGGGTCTGTTACACGTGACTCGATAGGCACATCTACGGCTAGTGCGCCTACTTCGCGGCGCACTTTCTCCTGCACGATATAGCGTGCGTAATTTAGCTTCGCGGCCTTTTTGATTTGCGGGGCAGAGCCACCGTGTTTGCGACACACAACAGCCCCTTTAACTGCGTAACTACCACAAGGCCTGCCAGTCCTACGGCTAACCGCAGTACATTTCATGCCCTGGTGCCATTCTTTTTTGCTAGTCATAATGTAACCTCCATGCATATTATACATGGAGGTTACAAGCGGTTATTAATCTATCTCAAACTGTATCTTTGCCATTTCTATAGCTGTACGGTAGATTTTTCCGTACATATTGTCACCATGAGTTTTTTCAACAGCGGATAAAAATTCTTCAATAGTTCCAGTGAAACAACCTCGCGTTACCCGCACACCAATTTTAGAATCTAAGTGCATTGTTAGACACCCACGCTCTCTGCCAATATCGAGAATTGTAATTATTGATATTTGTCCATAGACATTAGCGTCACCATAGACCCATGCATTACCATAGACCCGAGCATTACCATAGACCCATGCATCACCATAGACCCATGCGTCACCATACTGCGATAGGTTTTCATAGTCACAAATATAGCCGCCAAGATCGCCGCTATTCACATTTGAGAAATCTTTTAGTGCGCGTATTCTGTATAGCGTGAATCCCATAAATTCTATGCTATCGCTGTATACAATCTCATACTTTGAGAGTTCTTCTTTTTTCATTTCCTTTTCCTTTCCTTGTATCTCTAGTGTATCACCCCCCCTACCAGGCAAGTAAAGTCGATAGTGGGTGATATATATTACATCTAATCTTGTGAAGCCTCGATACTAGACTGCGCCTGCAATTCCAAAAGGCGCGCCTTAGCCTCCATCATCGCAACCTCTGCCTGCATGCGCTCAGTCTCAGATCGCATTGCTTCTAGCTCAAGCTCACGACGTTCACGAATTGCCGCTAATGCTGTTGTGCGGCGCTCTTCGGAAGACCACTCAACAACACCCGCCAGCTCACGCAAAGCTGTTTTTAGCCACATCTTTTCTGGGTATTTCTGCCACGGTGAGAATTTACTGCGTGCAGTCTGTGACGCATCCATAGCCGCCTGAATACGATCTTTGCCGACCTGCACTACAGGCGATATTCCGCCACCCGCAAGGTCGTTATATTCAACCCACGCGACAGCTTTCACTAGCTGCCCACGCTCTTCATCAGGTGCGCGCATATATTTAGGTGATTCGTCTACACCCTCGACGTACTCGAATTTATCGCCTTCACGGACTGCGATTCGGTGAATATTTTTCGCATACCCTGCGCGACGGATCAGCTCAACCCACCCCTTATAGCCTATGTCTGCAACAATTTCACGTCCGCGCGGCACGAAATAAATTTCGTCAGTGCCAGGTGTAAGACCATACCGTGCAGATTTTTGAAGCATGACAGTAAGCTGTAGCGGGTCATTAATTGCGAGCGAGACTAGCTTTGGGTCATTGCGGATTACTAGTGAAGCGGCGGCAAGCCAGTCGAGTACGTCACCTTGCATGTGCTTCGGCATTGCGGCGGCAATGAATTCTTTTTGCGGCTCGATTACTTTTTTTTGCAGGTCGCGTATTGCGATTTGGCTACTTTGTTGGTTGCGTGAGATTTGGTTTCCTGGCTGTGGCTGTACCATTTTCTGTGTCCTGTCTTTCTGAGTGGATGCTTATAGCATTGATTCGTACGCGTGGGTGAAGAATTTTTCTGCTGATTCTTTGGAGCAGGATACAGATTCTTCGTATTCCTGATTTGCCAGCATAGGGCTGTTCGCCTCAGTTAAGATTTCGTCGAATAGCAGATCGCGTATCTCTGATTCTTGCACCTCGTAGTCGTCTACTAGGATTACGCGCCCCTGCATAGTCAGTTCTATGTGGGTAGCGGTCGGGTCGTCGCGTTCGATCAGAAGGTGGAAGCCTACACCTTCTTTGGTGATTACCCATCCGTGCATTATGCAGTTACGGACTTCCCAGATGATTTTTCCTTTTTTCATTTCCTTTTCCTTTCCTTGTACTTCTAGTGTATCACCCTCCACTAACCCTATCAAG